TTTCACAAGCATTCCAAGTGTGACACGCTTTGTTGCATCATCACCATATTCCTCATTGTGTTCCTCAACCTTTTTTTTTAAACCCGATTCAACCGCATCAGAAACTTGTTTTTGTTCCTCTTGTGATGCAATGGCATCCTCATACTCTTGATGTGTTGCAAATGGCATATATACAACCTCACCATCGAATTCGTGTTGATGATATCCATCACCGCCTAATTCAATAGCACGTGCAATCGCTTCATCCTCCGTTGTGTACACATCCGCCATTCCTTGCACCTCCGCTTTCACTTCGATATTCCAAAGTGCCTGTTTGATTAGTTGCTTTTCCTGTTCAATATCAACCTCATCAATTGGATCGGGAATTGGCATTTCGTTTGTTTCAATTGGCAAAAGGTTTGCAGGAATATAATAGTTATCCAATGCAAAGTTTTCCTCATCAACACCATAGTTCATCACCCTTCTTTTTTCGTTTGGAGTTACCCACCACGCTTTTGAAAGTTGATCAACAACCTTTTCATTTTCCTCCTGCAATTCAGGTATTGCGGAATAATCAAAATCAATGAATAATTTATCACCATACATTGGTGCCAACCATCGATTCAATTCATCACGTATCTTGTTGAGTTCAGGAATAACCGCATTTTGATACAATGCTTTTTTTGCCTCCTTCATATTGTTGTACGTTGCAGATTCCGTATTGTTCAACAATTGTACTGGCACTGAATAGATGTTGCACAAATCCTTGATGGATGCATTGTATTGCTCAATGAGTGAAACATCCGCAGCATTCAATCCAAAGTTCACCCACGATAATTTTTTAGGAGTGATGATCACATCACCTGCATTGTCAGCACCTTGAAAGTTTTTGCGGAACTTATCTTTTAATTGTTGCGCTTGTACTTCATTCAAATCCCCTTCATCACTTGTAAGGATACCACGTGCGGTTTGGTTTTGTAAGTATTTCACACCTGTTTGCACCGCTTCATTGTTGGTTGTAAGGGAACGCAATCCCGCCCTTAATGGTGATTGCCCGTACAAATGTGATCCCGTTCCATCATAGTAAGGATTGAAATCCTTGATGTGGCATATATCCTCCGCAGGGATATCATAAGCACCTTGATATTCAATGCGATATTTTTGCACTGGTTGCATAATGCCTCCAGATACGATTTCCATAATTTGTGAAGGCATCACATAAAGTTCTTTGTATTTGCCCTTGTTCATTCCTGTTTCAGGTGCAATCCCATAAATATATCGGTTGCCCGTTAGTTTACCAAAGGCAATGAGTTCACTGATCCAACTTGAATATGATTGTGCTGCATTTGGTCGCTCCAATAGTTGATGAAGTTCAGTGCCTTCCAATTCAACCATTGCATTTTTGCGGATGAGATTTGCTTTGAGTAATGATTGCGCATCCACTGATCCGCTTGTAAGTGACTTATATCGCTTCACTTCATTCTCGTTTACCTTTTCATATATCTGAAATGGAATTGTTGTTGCAGCATTTGTGATGAGGTTTACAAGCGAATAGATGGTTGCATTCCTGCGATATCCATCTCGTATGTATGTATCATCATTTTCGGGATTCCAAACAATGGATTCACCCAAAAATTGATAAATTGCTTTGTTATATTCCGCTGCGGTTTGTTGTGCGTTTTTGGTGATTAGATTCCGAAACCTATCAAGTACTGATGCCATCAATCAAAATTTTATCCAAAAATACAAATTTTAAATCACAAAGAAATCATTACGATTTTTATAACGTGAATAGGTTGCGTATCTTAATGCATCCATAAGGTGATTGAACTTATCAATTGGCTTGTTTATGATTGTGCCATCCTTTAATTCCTCCCAAAAATACATCTGTTGCTCCTTTTGCAGATTCTTTGATTCGCTTGAAACAATCACATCAAACTCCTTAATCAAACTTATTCCCGCATTGATTGATCCTGCGCCTTTGATTGCTGCCTTTGCCAACACATCCATTTGGCGCAACTCCTCAATTGATTTTGGTTCAGCACTATCACAATACGTTAGTAATTCATTTTTGCCCTCACGTTTTAAGAATTCAGCAATGTCACGATTGGTCATTCCTTTGGCATACAACAACTCGTGAACATAAAGTTTCTCATTCTTTTTTGCCACCATCAAGATCGCAGTTTGGTCGTTGGAAAATCCGAAGTCACATCCCAGATGCCAATCCAATTCAGGAAACTCCTTGAGCGGAATATATTCCCAGTTTTGAAATATCTGCCTATTGGAAAACACCGCACGTTGCCCTTCACCATAAACCCTCCAATAATCGGGATCACGATCTTTGATGCGCTCAATTTCATTCACCAATTCAGATGGCAAAAATTGGTTATCCTTGTAAGTTGTAACCGAAAGGAAACAATCATCACGTTCAATGATTTCCTCATATATCCAATGCACTGGATCGGATGGATTGAAGTCAATTAGTATTTCCTCCGTTGTACGCATATTCAGTTGATTGAAATCCTCCCAATGTAATTCATTGCCCTCATTCAAAAAACAATGTGTGCGTTTTCGCCCACGTATCTTTTGGCTATCATCAACGCTCAAGAATTCAACCAAATGATTTTTGTATTGGAATGTGTTTTCGGATTTGTTGTGATTGCCTTGATAATACAACCCCAAGTTTTCAAGCAGCAAGATGAAGTCACGTTGCACCGATCCTTTCAATGCAGGGAGTGTTTTACGCACGATTGAAATCACCAATGCATCTTTGCGTGTTGTAAGCAAATAGATTAGGTACTGGCAAAGCGCATACGTTTTCCCGCTCCTTGTTCCGCCTTGAAATACTTTGATCCGTTCCTTTGCCTCAATGGCTTGATAAAACTGGATGTTGCAATATTCCTTTACTTTTCTTTTTTCGATGGATGCCATTCAATGATTTTGCTTTCCACTTCACCATCAACCTTGATTTCACTGCGCTCAATGTATCCACGTTTTTTCCCTTTGGTTTTCAATAGAAAAATTGTTGCGGTTGTATTGCCATCCTTGATTTGTTTGTGGAGTTGTGATTCCGCAAAGTCAAGCGTGATATCTTGCAGATCATCAACCATTTGTTTGTACTTTTCATCTGCCTTTAACCAATTGTAATGTGTTTGCCTATCAATGCCAACTGTTTTACAAGCGGTTGTAACAACGCAAAGGGATTTTTCCAATGCAGCTATCATTGCTTTTTTTAGTGTCGAATTTTGCTTATTTGCCATATTACAAAAATATAAAAAAAAAGCCACCAAATAGATAGCTCAACTTTTCAATACTTCAATGCATAATTGTTCAGGAATTTTACTCCTATCATAATTTCCTTTTAATCCTTGTGTTCCCGTTTTACTGCCACGAGGTGCGGATTCGTGATGGCAATTTTTATTTCCATTATGGCATTCGGGTTTTGGTTGCCAACCATCAGGATTCAAAAGTGAACGGAGGTTGTTTGTCCAAATATCCGTTGGCTTTGCACGTTTATCACCATAGGTGCAATACCAAACAGTTGCACGAGGTAAACCAATCATGAAAGGTTGTTTCCTTAATAATCCACGAGGATTTTCAATGTACCATTTTTTTGGATTCAACTCCTTTATGATTTCAATTGTTTTCATCACAATCAAATCACTTTTTTTGGCAAAATCTGAAAGTTCTTTTCCAGTTGGTCGATGATGTGATATTGCTGCAATAGAATAAGTTGTGCAAGGAGGTGATGCCCAAATGATATCAGGTTGAAAAGGAACTTTGGAAATATCAAAATTCAATATATCAACAACATAATCAATACCATTAAAATTATTGATATCACTACTAAAAGCATTAAAACCTAATTTTTCAGATGCTTTTCCAACGCTTCGGCTTCCTGCAAATAATTCAAGTACATTCATATTTTATATTTAAAAAAAGCCACCCAAATGGATGGCTATTGTTTTGAGTTGGTTTTAATTATAGTTCTTTAATTGAAATTATTTTATCATAATTAGGCATTTTCTTTAAATCTTCTTTACTTGTTACAGTAGCTATTTTAGTTAAAATACCATTAAATCTTTTATAGTATGCACTATTTGGATTTGATAAAACTCCTTTAAATTTTACTTCTAAATGTATCATAATTTCTGTTTGTTTTTATTATTTGATACAAATATATGAGAAAAAATTCTTTCCCACAAGTAAAAAGTAAAAAAAATTAAAAAAAATTATTTTCCGCAGTATTCACAGATGTCTTTCGGTTCGTTTTCCTTCGGTGAATCATCCTGATCATCATCTTGCGGAGGATCTTGCCATACATCCAAACCCCAATCATCGAGTTCATTGGGATTCCATTCGTTTGCAACCACATCCCAATCCCATTCCCCAAAGCCAACATTGTCTTTGATGATGAATTCTTTTTTCTTTTCCTCACTCCATCCAATTGCCTTATCAATCCAAACCTCGAACAATCCTGCACTTTTACACGCTTTGAGGCGCATATTACCACCCAATACAACCATATTTTCATCAACGACAATTGGTCGCTTTTCAAGCATTTCAGGGAATGCCTTAATCGATTTAACAAGTTTCTTGAATTTAGATTTGGAAATGAAACGTGGATTGTCTGGATTCGGTTTAATTGATGCGATATTAACTTTCCGCTTCATAAGAGTACCAAATTATATTGAAACCAAACACAAGCAAAAGGATTTGAATAACGTGTTCCCGCATTCCATCAGTGCGCTCAACATCTTGAAGTTCATTATCAATATAGTTGATGCCAAGTGTCAATCCATATATCGGAAAAAAAGTGATTGCAAGATTCATCCCTTGTGTTTTTTGTAAAAGTACAAATATATTTCCCAAATCTTTTGATGCGCTTCATCAATCTTTGCGTATGCCTTTGGTGAATTGCGTTTGTTTCCTTTGTGATCAAGCACAATCCAAAACTCGTTTTTGCGTGGCACAACGTATTGTTTGATGCCATTTTTAAAGCACCATCCCATTGCGGTTTGCATTTCTTTACTAGGAGCAAATTTGAATCGCATAATAAAAAATTGTTATTACATTGTATGCAAACACCCACACTCCGATTGTGATTGCTGCAATGATTGCCCACGTTATTGCTTTCAAATATCTTTTCATTTTTCTAATTTTTAAAATGGAACGTTTGTATCTTTTATCACTTCAAATTTTTTGTTTTCCGCCTCAAGCGGTTTGTACACCCCGCCATTTATGAAATCGGGAGCAACTTCAAAATCACCCAATTGCCCGTTTTCCTTGCGTTTTACCTTTTCAATGTACAATCGCACTGCATCGGATTTGTATTTGGTTTTTTGCCCAATGCACCGATATACAACAACACCATTGTATGCCTTATTGAAAAAATCCGCACTGCCTGAAATATCGTACAAAGTTGGTTTTTTATATACACCCTCCACTGATTCAATTTTTCGTGGATGTGCCACCAGAAACAAATGCGTGTTGGTTTGTTGGCAAAATTGCGTTATTTCGGAAAGCACCCTCCCAATGTAGCTGAAATCCCTTTGCGCTGAATGATCAAGCATATTCCAAGGATCAATCACACACACATTGATTCCCTTTTGGAATACCAATTCCCGAAACGCATCCAATATGCCTTTCAATGTTAGGTTTTCAAGATCAATTTTTATCCAGAAAAAATGATCCTCAATGAAATCCTTTGTGTTGTTTAAGTCATCCGAGTTGCACATTTTGCCATTGAGTTTATTGGCAATCCTTTTTATATGCCCTTCATAGGGAAATGATTCAGGTGAAAACATTGCGCATCTAAAATCATATTTCGTTGCCAAGTTGCAAAGCACCTGATCCACAACATCCGATTTTCCTGAATTGGGAATCCCAGTCACAACACTCCATTCACCCATTGCAATTTTAAAATACGAATCTGATTCACCCATTCCAAGCGAATAGTTTTTGATGCCCTTTTCATTATATGAAAGCACGTTATCCCATATGTTATTTATGTTAAGTACACCTTCTAACGGGAAATTCTTTGCGTTTTTTATGATATTTCGCAACGTTTCCGCTCCTTTTGAAATCAACACCTCATTCGCATCCTTATAATCACCAAACTCAACGTATTTGCACCTATATGCGCCAAACCGCCTTGATAATTCATTTCGCAGTTGCAATCCCGCATCATCATTGTCAGTGCAAAGAATGATTTCTTTTTTGTTTTTAAAGTACTCAAAGCAATTATCCAAATACTCAAGTTTTTGATTGCCCTTTGATGCACCATTTGGAACGGAGCAAACCGAGTACAATCCCGCTTCATGCAATGAAAGCGCATCCATTTCACCCTCCACGATGTAACAACGTTCAACCTCCTTTAAATTATCAATGCCATAAAAAATCAATTCAGCACCCGAAACGAGTTTGAAATTCTTTTCAGCATCACGATATTTAACATTGATGAGTTCCTTATTGCGGAAATAATTAAAGTTGATGCATCGCCTTTTCTTTTGAACTTGTGGCATATATTCAAGGGATTCACCAATTTTCCAATGCGCAATTGTTGGTTCGGTGATGCCTCTGGAGGCAAACCATTCAATCACACGATCATTCAAATCAACACTCACTTTTGGAGGTTTGATGAATTCTTTTTTGCGTTCAAATTTTACGCTACCGCTCCAACCGCAGTTGTGGCAATTATATACACCCTCATCAATAGTGACCGATAAACAAGGATCATTTTTCTTTTTGCGTGTATGTGAGCATTTTGGGCAAGTTGTTTTTTCATATCCTGATTGTTTTTTCAGGACAATTCCGAGTTTTTCAAGTTTCTGTTTCATTTGGCTAACTTAAAAAATAATTCAATCCGATTATTAACATTTCAACTGTTATTACATAAATGATGGCAAAATACATTCCTGCCTTCAATGTGAATTTTTGATTTCTGTTTAGTTTCATAAGTTTAAAAGTATTTCAATTGATGATCCGATAACTATTATTGAGGTTAAAATTGTAACTATTAAAGCAAATAAATCCCATTTATTTTTTGATTTCATATTTTAGATTTTAAGAATATTATTTCATTCATTGTGAGCATTTTATGTGGCTCAAGCACATAGGAAAGCACACGAGTGTGCCTTAAATTATTTTCATTGAATACCATTCCATTGGTTGCAAACCCTCTAAATTGGTATGTTTTTTCATCACCTTGAAAAAATGCAAATAAATCAACATCAGATTTTGAGTACTCTGGAATCATCATTGGGTTTCTAATGTTGCGTGAACACTTTACATCCACACTCCATCCATTCCAAGTTGCATCATATTTATCAGTGCCTTTACTCTTTGAATCATTGTTCACACTAAAATCAGGCATTAAATTCATTTCCCTGCAAAATATATATTCCGCAGCAAAACCCACATAGTTGCGTTCTAACGCATTATTTTTTTCAACTGAACCCAAACCATCAATGCCACTGCGTTCTTTGTTTATTTGCCTTTGTTTTGCGTGAAAACGTATCAATTCGCTTTCCCACTCATCCAGAAAATAGAATTTATTGTTTTCCATCAAGATATTTTTTTAAATTTTCATACTCTTGTGTGCCAAGTTTGTACACCAATGCAAAATCATCCAACTCCGCTCCTTTTGTTATTGCGCCAATCATTGGTTTTCCCGCAGGATCATTGTATTTGTAAAACTTGATAAGGTTTGGAATCATCTTGTAAGCTTGTGGTTTGCCTGATTTTTGCATATCCATAAATCGATCAACCCAAAGAATGCCATTTTTATCCTTATTGCGCAATTTTAGTATTGAAAGGAAATTGCCACTCCAGAATTGATCATCACGCATTTTTTTCACCATTTCATAAACCTTGCGTAAATCGTATCCATCAATGCGCTCAATACGATCCAAGCAATTTGCCCACTTTAATTTTTGGGCATTTGTTTTTGGTTGATACTTTTCTGGAAACAAAACAACAAAGTGCTGCAAAGCGGTTTTAACGCTTTGTGGAATATTACTTTCTTTATTATGATATTGTACATTATCTTGTATATTATTATATATATTACTTTGGTGCGGATTTACCGCAGCGGTTTTTCCCGCAACGGTTTTTTCCGCAATGGTTGGCACAATCAACCGAAAATTGTATCCTGAAAACTTTCCATTTGAGCGCACCTCCTCACGATTCAAAAAGCCAAATGATTCCAATTCTTTTATTTTTGAAGTGATGGCATCTTTCCCATCCTTGAAATGCCCTTGAATAAATGCCATTGTCATTTTTTGTTTGGCATCGTGTGAAAATAGCCAACAATACAACCCAGATGCTGACATTGTTATTCCCTTTTTTCTGAATATATCGGTCGGGATAACCGCAAACCGATCAAGATGATCAGGTTTGTAAATTCTATTTACTACCATTTTTTTCTGTTTCTAAATTATCAACTCGTGATCCGTTTCAATTGATCACAAAATGTGCGAAGGTCACCAAAAATTTTGGCAAACTCCAAAAAAGTAATATTATTATCACCATACAATTCCCACAAAACCTCAACAAGCAAATCCATTTCAACTCTTGACATTGTGCCAAGATATTCATAATTGACATCAATATTGTTCGTTGTGTTCATTGTCCAACGCACCTTTTGATTTTCCTCATCAAAATAAACATTTCTATATTTCATTGCTAAAGTATTTTTTTATTGTATTGGAAACAACATCAAAATCATTGAGGCAATACGTTGCCCATCCTTTTGCGCTTAATCTATCAAGCCATTTCAATTGGTTTGGAGTTGCCTTATTTTTTCCTGCCTTGAGTTCAATTGCCAATCCATTGAATGAATCATTGCAATCAAAAATCAAAACATCAGGAACTCCAGATTTGCCACCAAGATATTTGAATTTGAAACGTTCAAAAGGAGTGCGCCTTCCTTCATTTGGAACGTGCGCACATAAAGCATCGGGATATTGCAACTCAATGAAATTCATCACTTGATGCTGCAACTTATCCTCATTCCCAAGATACTTATAAAACCCCTTTGACATTGTTACACTTTTAACAAAATTACATAAAAAACTCATTGAATTTGCATTTTCAGCATTTCCATTCTCAAATCATCAATTTCATTTTCAAGTTCACTAATGGTTTTTAATGCATCAGCAAGTTGATGTGAAAGTGATTTTCCGCTCATTGATGGTGATATTTTTCGGGAGGATCTGAAATCAACAATTGTTTTTAATGATTCAAAATTTTCCCTGAAATTTACATCAACCTCACAAAGTATTTCAAAGCGTTTTGTACCATGCAATACAGTTGCGTGATCCTTTCCTACTGATTGACCGATTTCATTCAAACTCATCCTGCGCCTTCGGCAAATCTCATAATACATATATCGTGCCTCCACAACTTCACGTTTCCTTGTGCGCCTTTCAATATCAATTTTGAAAAAATCCCAAATTGATTTTTTTGCAACATTGCGAATGTTTGCGTTTGATATTTGTTTTTTAGATAATAATGCTCCCATCCTCATTTCTGTTTGTTGATTCGTATCCCAATGCAACATCGGTTTCCTTATAAAATTTCCAATTGTCCAACGCTTGTTTATATCCCATTTTCCATTTGTTTCCATTGCGCCCAAGTTCAATCAAATCATCACTCAAACCATACACCTCAATTGAATAGGGATAATTTGTTTCAACCGCAATGAAACGGAAATCCTTTGGATCATATCCAAGCGCATCACAATAAAATGTCGCTTGTAAATCATAACGGAATTTTAAAATGTCAATGCGGAATTTTTCGGGTGAATTATCTTGGCACGTTTTAACATCTGAAATCCATCCTGCAATTGAATTTTTACAATCAGGTCGAACACGAATATCAACACCATCCATTGTGCTATAATGTGAAACTTCGATTTCACCCTTGCAAAACTTTTGCGCCAATTCATTTTTTTTGAGGTTTTCCATAATGGCTTTGATGCGGTTATGATCCGCCTCATCCAACACGATTTTTCCTTTTGCCTTTTCGATGTGTTCCGCCTTGAGTGCTTTGCCCTCCTTTGTGCGCCCATCAACCTTTGGCATTATGTAATAATCATCATAAAATTTATCGCTTTCAAGCATTGCAGTATGCACCGCAGTTCCAAATTTCATTGCATCGGTTTCATTGAATTTCCTATCAAGGAAATGTTTCACTGATTTTTTGGCAATCATTTTTAATCCAGATGCGCTAATGGATTCTTTTGAATGATATTCCTCATTCGTATCTTGTATCTGTTTCATTTTATTATGTTTTTACTTATTATATCAAACAACATTTTGAGTTCGAGGATACAAAATATTCTACATAAATCATTATCAAACATTGAAACCCACCAATCGCCTTCATTGGTTTCATCACTTGTGTTTGTAAAAAATTCAATTCCAATACCGCAATGCGTAAAAAAATAAAATTCATTTCCTGTATTGCTTTGACTTTCAGGAACATCAATCCTGTCAAATCCTAATTCAATTAAATCTTGTTCAGTCATTTTTTCTGTTTTTAAAATTCATAAATTTCTAATAATTCATACATTGAATGCAACGTTTCAAGAGCATCAACATATTTGTTTTGATTGATTTGTTGTTGGGTTAAATCCAACAAATTCATCAATTCATCAACTTGATCATTTAAACTAATTTCAACTTTCATTTTTTCTGTTTTTAAATAAAAAAAAGGGAGCAGCAAATGCCACTCCCATTGCTTGACTACCAAGGCAAGTCACTTTCCCCTTGTGCCACTTTTTGCACTTTGCCATCTGGCTGCCAAGTGTTTAGTTCAGCGTACATTTTACCGCTTTGAGCGGTTTTCACATCAAGATTCACCCATCCGTTTTTTGAGTTTGCTTTCACAAACTTTCCGAATTCATCAACCTTGATTGATACATTTGCCACCACGAAATCGGGTGCATTATCTCTACGTTTCACAATGAAACCATCTGCAAAAATTTTATCCTCTGCCATTATATATTGAATTTAGATTTTAATTTACTTAATTGAGTTGCGGACAATTCCGCTTTTTTAATTGCCTTCAAAGCAGTTTGTCGATCTGATTTCATCACAACTTCAAATTGCTCATTTGTCAATTTTGGCTTCATTCCTGATGCCATATTTCCATCATCATCCTCCGCTTGTAACGAAAGCAATGATTGTAATGTGTACCGCCTGAAATACGTTATTGCTGATCCGAGTTTCTGCGGATCATTTATTTCAGGAAGTTTAACCCCACTTTCAATGGAGTTTTTTCCATCACTTATCACACTGCAAACTTCACCATCCTTGATGGGTTGTAAAAGTGTGAGTTTGTGTTTGTTTAGTATTGGCAACACCTCCCTTATTAGTACATTGATATCAAAATACTTTGATTTAAAAAAAGGATTTGTTGCTGATTTTGAAATCGCTCCGATTTCGTTTTGCACATT